ACAAAATAAATCAACTACTTGTATCATAGTAGTTGTTGTTCCAATAACCACTGAAAATACCCAGTATCCTTTTACTCTGTAAGTAATTACGTCGTCTAAATTTACATTAACGATAGTAGCACGTTCGCCATATTCAGGCAGTCCAGTCATTACAGCAAATTTATTAGCAGTTGTCATTTTTGTTGTCAAGCAGGTCAAGTTGAAATATTTATAACTTACAATATAAAATAAAAAGTATTTCAATTTTTTTTTAATTGTATGTAAACATAAAAATAACTAAAAATTTATAATCGGTCCGGCATTTGAAATGAGAAAAGGTGTAAAACGACTATATTTAAACCCTCTTATAAATTTTAACTTATAAATTTAAAAATCCTTTGATTAAATTTATCCATTCGTCAATTATTCCAGAATCGGCAAATATATCCTTGTTTCCATTTAAAACCAATTTATTTGTTTTTATGCCTGTTTTCTCGTCTAAAAAGTTGTTGTGATAATTATGACACGAATCCAAATAAGCCAATGGAATGACTTCTTCGCCAATACGCGCCCTCTTATGGATGCGTTCGTAACATTTTACTGGGTCTGTATTCACATAAATTACATCATTAACAGGAAAATCCTTCGCAAACTCGTCAAACCAATTCAAATAAATCTGATATTTGACGTCTTCTATTTTGCCCTGGTCGTATAACATTTTGGCAAATACATATTTATCCGTATATAAACTGCGCTCTGTGATAATTATGTATTTATTTGCAGTAGTAGCAGTCGCTTTAGTAGCAGCTCTTTTCATAATGTCTCTAACTGTCTCTCTTAAAATAGTCAGTCTTGAAATATATGCCATCATTTGAAATGCAAACGAATACTCCTGTTGGTTTGCATAAAACTTCTGCAGCATTGTGTTACCATCTTTGTCCTTAATTTTCTCCCATTCGTCAACTGGCTCCCTTAAAAACAAAACATTAGAATTTGCTTTAAATATCGTCTTCAGGTTTTCTAATAATGTTGATTTACCGGACCCGATGTTCCCCTCAATGGAAACAATTGTAATATATTCGTTAAAAGATAGTTGAGCCATTGTATTATATGATTTATACAGTTATTTTTATTTGACTTTTTAAATTCAATTTTTATTCTATATAAAAAAATTGATTTATAAAATGTATTTAAAGAGAACAGTATAATAATAACATACCTTACAACATTTAAAATGGATCTTAAACAAATTAAATTGTCTAAATCAGAATGGGATTCTATTGAAATTCCTGTGTCTGGTCAAGAAATAGAAGTGCTGAATTTAATAACCAAAGGATATTCAGACGTGAATGTAAAAATTAATAAGACTGATTCTCTCTTTACGTTTCTAAAGATAGAATTTAATAATGAAATAGAAGAATTTCTGTATAATAAATATTTTGCAGAAAAGGTGAAGAATATTGTGAAGAAATATGGATTCACATTTATAAAGTTTCAAAAACCAAGAGCTGAAAAAACTACAAAAAAACCCTTATCGGTATTTAAAGAATCAGAAGTAGTAGAAAAAGCATCGGCAGTAATAGAATCTTGCTTAGACAAAATATGCTATATTGATATAGTAACAAATGTGAAACTTAAAACAAAAGACCAAATTCGTTTATCACGTACCGAGCATATTGATGAAAGTAGTGTAAATATATATGAATTTGTACTATTCAGACATTTTGACCAAATGATTATAGAAAAATCCCGAAATAATAAACACTGGTTGTTTCATTATTATACGCTCAGCAACTTAATTAATAATAACGTAGAAAAAGTAAATATATATTTAAAAAGCGTAATAGTTGCTGTTTTAGAGCATTATGAAAATGGTAACGAAATAGACTTGGGATACATTATAGAAAACTCATATGAATTCATTGAAAGGAATGCAAATTTGTTAAAATACAGCGATTTGACTTTATATGACCATCAAAAAGAAATATTCAATGCTGTAAGGGCTAGAAATCCCAAACTAATATTATATATTGCTCCTACTGGAACGGGTAAAACATTAACTCCTCTTGGTCTATCAGAAGGCCATCGTGTCATATTTGTTTGCGCTGCAAGACACGTTGGATTGGCGTTAGCTAGAAGTGCAATTTCAGCTAATAAGAAAATTGCATTTGCATTCGGATGTTCTAGCGCTGATGATATTCGTTTACATTATTTTGCGGCAAAGGAATATACTGTTAATAAACGCACCGGAGCTATTAGAAAAGTAGACAACTCGGTTGGAGATAAGGTTGAAATAATGATTTGCGATATTCGTTCTTATTTACCTGCTATGTATTATATGTTATCATTCAATAAAGCAGAACATATCGTAGTTCAATGGGATGAGCCAACTATTACAATGGATTATACGACTCATCCTCTTCATGCAATTATAAAGAAGAATTGGGCTGACAATCTCATACCAAATATGGTATTATCATCAGCCACTTTGCCTAAGGAACATGAATTAGTGCAAACTATTTCGGACTTTAAAGCAAGATTCAATAATTCAAGAATTGTTAATATTGTTAGCCACGACTGTAAGAAAACTATTCCTCTTATTGATAATAATGGATATGTTATTATGCCGCACTATATTAGTGAAAAATATGAAGATGTATTGAAAATAGTTGAACACTGTGAAGACAATATGACGCTTTTAAGATATTTTGATTTGAAAGATACTTCCGAATTTGCGATGTATGTTGAGAAAAATAATTATGTGAAGACTCCTGCCAAGTTTTCCAGAAATTTTGCAAATGTAGGCGATGTTAATATGAAGAGTATTAAAATATACTACTTAAAGGCGCTTAAAAATATTATTCCTGAATCGTGGAATTCTGTTTACACATCATTCACCCTTGGTAGAAAAAGACGCATCAACTCTAATACGACAATTGACCCAAGTGGTATAAAGATTAGAACAAATGCAAATGCAGTAGAAACCAAAGGCAGTTGCGCTATTTATGTTACTACAAAGGACTCATATACTTTAACAGATGGACCTACTATATTCTTAGCAAATGATGTTCAAAAAGTTGCAAAATTCTGTATACAACAGGCAAATATTCCTGCAACTATTATGAAAGATATTACTGCAAAAATAGAATTTAATAATACGTTAAATGATAAAATTTTGACTATTGAAAATGAATTATTATACGAAGAAGAAAAAATATCAAATAAACTGTGCGGATCATCTAGCGGTACATCTAAGTCAAAAGAAAAGAAAAATAAGGGCAAAATTGCAGCTGAGATGGTTGATAAAACGGATAATGCTAAGATTGCTAAGATGCGTGATACGCTAGCTGATTTAAAGAATATGGTCAAAAGTGCTACATTAAATGACTTATTTATTCCGAATAAGTTAGCACATTTGGCTAAATGGGCTGAAAATATAGACGCAAAATCCGCATTTACTAGCAATATTGACGAGACCACAATTACATCTATTATGTTATTAAAAGATGTTGAGGATAGCTGGAAGGTGCTATTATTGCTTGGAATTGGTGTATTTACAGAGCATAAAAGTATTGCTTATACGGAGATTATGAAAAAGTTGGCTGATAAACAAATGCTATATTTGATTATTGCTGATAGTGATTATATTTATGGTACAAATTATCAGTTTTGTCATGGCTACTTGAGCAAGGATTTACATATGACGCAAGAAAAGATTATTCAGGCGTTGGGTAGAATTGGTCGTAATAATATTCAACAGGAATATAGTGCTCGGTTTAGAGATGATGAACAAATTAAAACATTGTTTACTAAATTTAGATCTGAAGACAAACCAGAGGTATTAAATATGAATATATTATTTAATTCTGCGAATGTAACATGGAATGGGTCTAGTTATGAGGAAGAAGGATTAGAAGAAGATGATGAATCGGAATCCGATGATGAATCGGAATCCGATGATGAATCGGAATCAGACGACGAATAAATATAAATTTATAAATAAATAAATATAAATAAATAGATAAAATATAAATAGGGGTTGTAATTATATTATTTTTATTTATTTATTTTATAAACTAGTTTATTTACTAGTTTATAAAATAAATCAAGATGAATATATTTTTTCTAATAAAATTCAAATATTATAATATTCATATAATTTAAAGAAAAATGTCGGCAGCAGAAGGAACAAGCACATCGTCGGGTGACAATTCACTTGGAACGTCAGCTTTAAATGCAGCAACAAGCATAGGACAAGCCACTACTGATGTAGTAGATGCAGCTGGAAAAATAACATCATCTGCTGCTAAAACATCTTCAGCATTAATTGATACCACTGGAAAAACATTAGTTAATGTATCTAGTAACTTAGGAAATGTAGCTAGTTCTGGTACACAAATTTTGGCAACTACAATAGGTGCCATTGCGACGACAACAGAACGAATTGAGAATAGCACAAAAGAAATGGCAGCCAGACGGGCAGCAATAGAAGCGGCAAAAACTGCCGCTCAACAAGGGAAAACTTCAGCCGAAATTGCACAAATTGAAGCAGATACGAAGTTTCAATTACAACAAATTGACAATGAATATCAAATAAGTCAAAGAAAAGAAGAAGATAAACTAGCGAATGAACTAGATAAACTAAATTCATCACAAATACAACAACTGTTAAAACAACAAGATAATGCTGATAAAAAAGGTAAAGGTTATTTTTATGGTTTTACAAATAGTAACCCGAAACCAACAGATATAGGCTCAGTAAAAGCTCTTTTATATAAAACATTGTGTTATTCTTATATTCCAAAATATTTTGCGACAGAAATAGGAACTATTATTGACATTGTATTACCTGAAAAACAATTGACATCTAATAGTAAACGTGATAATATTATAAAGGCTATAGACAAATCATCAGGTCGTGATATATTGATTGATTTTAAAACACAAAAAAATACTAATTTTTATGGTACAACATTTTTAACAGTACCAGTAATACAATATAGTGATGATAATAGTGTTAACAGTGGGAAAATGTATTATAACAAAATATGGTTTGTATGTGATACATATGGGGGTAAAAAACGTCGGACTTATAAAAAACGTCACACTAACAAAAAACGCACTTATAAAAAACGTCGCACTTATAAAAAACGTCGCACTTATAAAAGGATAAATGAATAAAAGATAAAAACCTATTCATTTATCCTTTTATAGATGAACCCATTTTTACAATAAGTTCATCTATTCCCGTATTAAACTCTGTTTCAATTGTCCATCCCAATTGCTTCACTTTCTCATTACTAATATAATACCGTTTGTCATTAAATGGTCTATCCTCAATATATGTTATCCATTCATCATAATCCATCACATTTTTTATTTTTTCTATTAATATTTGAGCTATATGTAATACAGTATATTCATGGTTATCATCACTTCCGATATTATATATCTCGCCAATCTGTCCCTTTTCCAGAATCAATTTTAACGCCGAGCATACATCATTTACATGCAAAAATGCTCTAACATTGGACCCATCGCCCTGAATCGTCACTTTTTCGTCCTGTTGTAGTTGTTGAATAAAACGAGGTATCAATTTCTCTGGATACTGATTTGGGCCGTAAACATTGTTACCGCGTGTAATTATAATAGGCATTTTGAATGAATGGTAATATGATTTGGCTATTAGTTCCGCTGCCGCTTTTGTCGCAGCATAGGGATTTGTCGGACACAATATAGAATTCTCGTTTTTCTTTTCCTCATTTTCATTGAGCATTGATTCACCATATACTTCATCAGTTGATATATGAATAAAACGAGTTATTTTGCCGTGTTTTCTACAAGCTTCTAATAAAGTATGGGTGCCTGTGACATTATCATGTGTATATTGTAGCGCATCTTCAAACGAATTTTGGACGTGAGATTGTGCCGCAAAATGGATTACAGTATCTATTTGATAAATATTCAAAATATTAAAAATTAAATCATAAGAACATAAATTGCCTTTTACTAAATGATAACGAGATGAATTACGAATAGAATCTAATACATTTGTTTCGGAAGCACAATAATACATTGCATCTAAATTAACTATTGTAGAATCATCATTTTGATTAAAATAATAGTTTATAAAATTGGAACCAATAAACCCACAACCACCAGTAACTAGTAATTTCATATTTATAATATATAGGTTGTAATTTATTTATGTATTTATAACTTATTTATCTTTATTTTGGTTTTTGTTTTGTTTTATTTTGGTTTTTGTTTTATTTTGGTTTTTGTTTTGTTTTTAATCTTTTGATTCCTTCATTCTTAACAATACATTTCTAACAGCTTCCTTAATTGGTAAAACTTGATTTTTTAAACCCAATACAGCATTTGATAGTTTGTTAGTATCTAAACCATTATTTGACCTTTTTGATGCCAAAATTAGATTCTGTTCATCAATTGTAAAGTTCTCCCAAGTAAATTCCGGGTCAACTATTTCCTTGTACATACTCAATATTTCATTATGTGAAATTACTCCAGGATTTGTTAAATTTATTGTCCCCACTTTTCCTTGTAGAGCCATTTCAATTAATACCGGCAACAATTCGTCTAAAACAGACATTGAATTTGATAAAGAACATACCTTTTTATAACTAGTAATCTTTGTAATGAAATTACGTGAGCTGTTCAATTCATCCGTAATAGGCATCCGGATTCTAGCATTTAAAACACTATCATTGTATAACAATTGCATAATCCGGTCTGTATATCCTTTTACGATTGAATAAGATGAGCCGAAAAAATTGGGCAAATCTGCCTCTAAAAATCCTGTTTCTGCATCGCCTAACAAATGTTGCTCATCATAATCAAATATGCAACCAGTGCCTAAGTATGTAAAATGGATTCCATTCTTTTTACTCAATTCTGCCAAACTTAATGGACTAAACAGATTATCTTTTATATTTTCAACTAGTTTTCCAGGTTTTTCCAGATAGTCAATTGTACCAATTACTTCATTATTAAATGTGCCATGGGTTCTACCGATAAAACTCATAATATGTGTTACATTTCCGATTGAGTCAATTTCCTTTTGGACACCATTTATATCATCTGCGCGACACGATGATTTAATTGCTGTTATATTTGTATGCTTGTTTATTAACAAATTTATAACTTTGGATCCAATCCATCCATTTCCACCGAATATTAATATGACCGGATTATTTGACATTATTTATAGTTGTATTTGACAATTTATATTTATATTTAAATAAATATAAATATATTATTTTTAATGTCTACGGTGAGAACGTCTTTTATGCGTTTTGCCTCTTTTCTGTGTTTTGCCTCTCTTCTGTCCATTACGCTTAGTTTTTCTACCTTTCGCTACATTAGTTCTAGATGCTCTCTCAGACTTTTCCCATGCATCTTCTTCACCTGTTTCAACATATTTAATTCGGTCGGCTACAAACTCTTGCACACCTCTTTCATCAAATGCTTTGTCATTTATAATTTGTTGAACAGTCCTTAAACTAACACCTCTTTTTTGCATATCAAATAACATTGTTTCTGCCTTTCCCTTATCATCTTTACCATTTCTTCCTTGATTTCTACCGTACGAAATTAATGACTTTATTTCAACATTTGTTGGCAAAGTTGTTTCCATTTATATATATTATTAAATATTATTAAATATTGTTAATATTTTCTTCTTCTAATAGATTGTTTTCTTCTACTCTTAATTCTTCTACTCTTAATTCTTCTACTCTTAATTCTTCTACTCTTAATTCTTCTACTCTTAATTCTTCTTTTACCGCCTCGTTGTTGTTGTATTTCTACATAATCGTTTGCTCTATAATCAGTTGGTGTTTTGAAACTGCGTGGCATGCCATTTTCATATACAACTTGAAAACTATTATTCGGGTCTAATTCTGTATATCTATAATAATTTAATCCAGATTCTAGATGAACATCAGGATCCATTCGATAAGTCAGAGTTCTTCCTTCTGGACTAGTTTTTTGTATAATTATTGACATGATATAATTTATATTTATATTATTTTTTAATAATTCTCAATGCTTCTATTTAAAATCTCGCTTTTTTGTATATTTTATTCGTTTTTTATTTTGTCTTTTTTTGTTTTTTTTTGTTTTTTTTCGGGTTCCGCGTGCTAAAGATTTTATTGATATTTTTTTTTCCATTTCACATAAATCGTCATTATTTTCACACAGTCCCTTTTTATAAAAACTATATTTTTCGTAAAATGAAACCGCAGATGGAACCGAATTTAGTTTTATTTTTGTAATTAAAAGTATATTACACATATAGTTAATAGATTTAAGCAAAATATCTCCAGCGTATTTTATACCAATATGAGAACAAATAACATCTATATAAAGTGAATTATCGTGTTCATTAAAATTTATTAAAGCAAACCCAAATATATTTCCATTTGGCAATATATTAATGCCTATTGCAGAGATAGCTAGTATGGCATCGGCTGTTTCAAACGCATCTGTTATATATGATAGATTTAAACCCTTACATAAAAACCTTGAGTTGTCTATCAGTCTACAAATATATTCGGATAAATTTTGATAAGTATCATTAATATCTCTTTCATTTGGTAATGTAAAATTATTATCATTTTCTATTATTGTTTTGATATCATCTAAATTATTTGAATTATTTGGGTTAAAATAAAGATGCGTAGTAGTAGTTAAGCCTCTCAAATTATATTTTACACTCATATATATATTACGTATAGACATTAATTATTAATTAAAATGGGTGTTGTAAATGTACAAAGCTGTAAATATTATTATTTTGTTACTAAAGAGTTTTCAGTTTACTTCCCAATTCCTTAAAATAATACCCATTATATTGGTCTTGTTTATTTAACGCTCTTGTCAATGTTTTGTCGCTCATTTGCATTTGTTTGATACAATCATATTTACAGATAAATTCTCTAATAAGATTATTACTTGAATCATATTGACCTACTCCATTTTTATATAATACAGGTTCGCTTTGTATTTGAATATAATTATTTTTTACCATCTCATCACAATCATCAAATAACTTATAATAACATCCTTTTGTTAATGTAAAATTTTTTACAGGAGTATCTAATGCTGACATGGATTCATAACCATTAAAATGTGCTGCAGTTTTTCTATCTAAATATACATTTACGATTTCACTCTTATCAGCACTTAGTTTGGCAATATAACCTAAATTTTGCGCTTTTGTGTGCTTTGTTGGTGTAATTTTATGAATTATATTGGCATCCAATTCTCTGTCTACAAATAACCATCTGAAACCATTGTAAATTGTATTTTCAATAACAGCCTTATTTATACTTGGTCTTTTATTATTATTATCTTCGTTCATTGCTTCAGATACACTTTCATATACTTTAACTAGTTCTAATGTCTCTGGATTTATTTTTTGTAATCGGGGACCAAGTGTATTTAATGGTTCATTAAATCCAGTGACAACTTTGGTCTCCCTAGTATTCAATTTATTTAGAATGTCTCTATTTGACTTCTCTAGATTATCTATTTTGCCAGACATTTGCTTAACAATTTGTATTAGTTCTTGTATTAGCAAATTATCATTATTATTTGTCTTCATTTCAATCATAAGTTTTAATTGTTCATTTTCCAATTCTAATTTATTTGTATTATTGTCATTAAAATATTTAATGTTGTTATTTATAATATCTAATAATGTTTTATAAGAAAGGTTTTTACCAATTAAAAATAATTCCAGTTCAGACTCATGTCCTTTTAAATCAGCAACTCTATTGCCTCTAATTGTTTCATGATTATGTAAAAAACTTTCAAAGTCTTTGCTTTTGTTGACGGCAAAGCAATCCAACAATAAACACTCTTCGTATTTACTTTTATGTTCATTATATCTATCTTTTACACCTCTTCGGCTTTCTCCCAATTTAATAATATATTGTTTATTTTCAAACGTTTTGACTTTAATAATGTAGACAATTGACCCAATGGTTGCATACTCTTTGAGCAATATTTTCTCTCGTTCTTGAATCTTTTGCTTCTCTAATTTTAATTCATATTCTTTTGCCTTTTGGTCTTCTATTGATTTAAATTCGTTGGATTGTTGTAATAGCTGTTGTTTTAATTCATATACACCATTTAATCTTATTTCTTTTATTACTTCACATACCCAATTTTGAAATTTCTCAGCAATTGGTTTTCTTGATTTAAATAATACTTTATATAGACCTTTTTCAGTAAGAAATGTTACTTGTTTTGGTCCAGTAGACGTGTCCATAGTATGGACATGTCTTTCAGTTTCATCAAAATATTGAATTGATGTTCTAATATTTCCCATTTCTAAAATTTCACCTATATCACTTGCTCTAAATAAAGGGTCATTAATAGTCCCCTTTATTACTATATCAGTGTGCATATTATTTGCGGTAAAAGCCTTAACTACTTCCATTATTGTTCTGTAATATACTATATTACATGTCTTTAAGTTGTTTTTTGTGTTATATATTATTAATTGGAATAATACCTATATTTTCTTTACTTCGCAGGTTGGAGAAGCAATGTTATATTGTTTTTTGCTTTAATAATTAAAAAGCCTTAATTTAATTATTAAAATTTGATATAAATAATGAGACGATAAATCGTAACAGTTTGCTCAATTTGAGTAGGCTAATCCTCCCATGCCCGACATTATTCTTAGCACGTTATAGTTGGTAGCATAGACACGGACCTTGGCAGTCTTGGTTCCCTCAACGGTGGCGTTGGAGAGCACAAGTTGGAGTGTGGCGTTATCTATTCTTGAGAAATTGCACGTGCCGCTGGGTTGGTGTTCCTCAGGGCGGAGGGCAAAGGAGTACACGTTGATACCTTCATCGGGGCATCTAGTGTGAGCTTGGTAAGGTTGAACCCACGAGAAGTAGGTTCCTTCGCGCTCAGAGAAGCGGTCTTGGCCGTTAAGTTGGAGCTTAGCAGTGACGACGGGGTTTTGGCCCCAGCAGTGGAGGTCCAAAGAGGTCTCAGTGAGGACAAATGTGCCGGCATCAGAGACAGTTGAGTTGTCGTTGTGACCATTGGACAAATCCTTAAGGGCAGCAAGGATGGAGGGGTCAACACCAAGAGTGGTGTTTTGGGGAACAGCGACACCTCCCATATTGGCCTCATTGTAAGGATTTTGGGGTCCGTGCCAGTATCCAGTGAAACCAGCGGGAATATCATAGTCAAGAGCACCGGCATCATCAAAAAGACCACGGGCATCAATGTATGCACGGGAATCAGCAGCGACGGCAGCGGGACCTCCGAAAGCATGGATAGCATTGGGGAGAGCATCAATAGCATCGGTGTAGTTGAAGGGTTGGGCACCTAGGACCTTGAACAAGAGAGCATCGCACACCAAGGATGAGCAATAATCAACGTTTTGATCGGGTTGGACGACCCAGATAAGCTCCTTAACGGGGTGGTTAAAGTTGAGCTTGATCTTATTGGATGAAGAACCAACGGATTCATCACCAGTGAATTGGAGCTGGGTGATGAGGTACTCGTGGGGGTTTTGGGCGAAACGTCTACGTTCATCAGTGTCCAAGAACACATAGTCAACGTACAAAGAGGCAGCAACCAAAGATTGATTGTAAGCGATGGCAGCGGGGACGGGGCGACCAGGGGCAAATTGCTGGGAAGCACTGACAGGGTTGGTAGCATTGGAGTTGCAAGACAAGGTAGTGACAGCCCACAAGCACTCATCAATAGGGCGGATATCAAGGTTGATCTTGACTTCGTGGTATTGGAGGGCGATCAAAGGCAAAGCAAGACCGGGGTTGGTGCAAAACCAAAATTGGAGGGGGATATAAAGGGTGGTTTCAGGGAGGGCGTTTCTGGGAGCGCAAACTTGACGGGGAGCCAAGGAATCGCAAGGACCATCAACTTCCGAGAAAGAAGGATCAGTGATGAAGGTGAGTTGGGTGGTGTTTCCAATCATCTTGAAATATCCACGTTGTTGCTCAGCAGTCATGGTGAGTTGATTCCAGATGTGCATCCAGTCACCATATTGACGATCAATTCTTTGACCACCAATCTCAACCTCAACTTGAGCAATAAGTTGCTCACCGGGGAAATCCAACCAACGAGCATAAACGCCGGATCCAGTTCCAACGGCGAATGCGGCAATGCCCATGAGTTGATTGATCTCAGGAAGAGTCACTTGCAAGTATGTTCTGTAAGCAAGATCTCCGTTTCTTGAGATAACACATTGAACACGACGTCCAAAATCGGCTTGGCCGTTGAAAGTCTGTTCAATAGATTCTATGGCAAAGTTAGTATATCTACGATAAGTAACCTTCCAGAAAGTAATTTGAGGATTACCTGTACATTTCCTCTACCTTATTTTTCAATAAGGATTAGACTATATCTTAAAAAGAATTTACATTGTTTTAATTTAATTTACTTGAAACTAGTTGCATATTTAATATAAATTCTTTCGAAAACCATTTAGTCGTTGAACCTTCTTCTTTAAACTTTTCTATTTTATTAATAATATAATTTATTTGTTCTATATCAATGGATTTTTTTGACGAATTAAATTTTACTGTAACTGGCATCATATTTGACCAATTCCAACATTTTAATTTTTCATCTTCAACTATTAGGTCAAATTTACAGACGGGTATTATATGGTCTATTGACCAAAATGAACCATAATTATTCCAGTTCATTTCCTCTGTAAAATTATACTCTAACCATTCTCTAAAATATTGAATATTACATCCAATATAATTCATAGTAGTATCTGTTTTGTTAAGAACATTTCTTAAACGTGCTGCCAATGATTTTTTTATTCTGTAGTTCATATTTGTATTATGTTCATTTGCACACCATGCTGTTTTTTGTTCTTTTAAAAATGTTGGATAACATTGCAGACAAATCTTTTTTTTATAAAATTTTTTTAGTTTGGCAAATTCTTTTAATGATTTTTCTTCATTACATTTTTCACATTTTGCCAAACAATTTTCTGCTTTTTTTTTTCTAAGATTTATTTTTCTTAGTTTATCCATTTCATTTACACATTTTTTGCAAGTATTTGAATATGAAATATCGGTGTACTGTCTAAATTTATCAATACACTTATTTAGTTCACATTTAATACATTGTCTTTCTACTACTATTTTATTAAGAGATTCCATTTATTTATATCATTATGTATTATTTTTTATATAGTTTTATTTCATTTAATTTCATTTAAAGAAGCTTGGATGCTAATTGCCCATTTTGTTTAAACTTTTGCAAGTTTAAATTCATCTTATTCATTTTTACTGTACCCAAGTTTTTTATCTTGGCCGCAACTTTCTCACAAAAGTTGTTTAGTAGAATAAGCTTTAGGGGTTTCAAGCAGTTTGATTTTCTTACTAGGGGTTTTCATACTAAATAATTTAATTTAATTTAGTATCCCTAATTAACATCAGTGGTTCTTGTTTTTCCTAAACAAGAATCCACAAAGGGCTTTATGAATATCTTATTGATTCGATATTCCCCGACATTTTTCTACCCTACAGGTTTTTAAGGTAAACATCTTGCGATGATCCCTAATATTTCTATTAGGGGCAGAGTACACCTTATGAAATCTCAGGAGTGCTTATGTCCTTCATTGATTCCCGACTACCGTCTACTCGTTGAACCTTCATCTTAAATTTGGCGTGTTGTTTAAATAGTTTAAAGCTAATTTTAATTTCTCATCCATTGAAACATTTTTTGATACAAATGATTTATCCTTTATACTTGGATGATTACTAATTCTATATCCTTCTTTTCCTGATGCATCTCTATAATGTCTTACATATTTTGGTAATTCAGAATCTTCAACACATTTTCTAATGCGTTTATCATAAATTTTACCTAAATTTTTTCCAATCATACTTAACCGTTTTAATTCACTAGTTTCTTCTGATTGTTTACACACATTTCCACCATCGGTTAAATTGTAACCATTTGGTTTTAATGTATTTAAATTTGATATGTAATATTTTTCATAATAGTTTAACTCATTTTCTGGACATTCTTTTAATATTTCAATGTTAAAATTTTCTGGACTATATTTTCTAATGGATGCATTTAATAATCTGCAACAATTCTTATAAGTAGAATCTCTAATATGTTCTTTCCATCTACCTATATAACCATGTTTTCGCCCATTTGATAAATATTGTACACATTGACCTACATATTTTTTACCAGAAGGGCTAGTTATACAATAAATTTCACCATATTTGTCCATTTTATATAATATAATATTAGCTTTTGTTTCTATATATTTTTCAATTTAAGATAGTTGGCTGCGGATTGCCCAATCTTTAACATTTTTACTATGCCATCGGTTATTATCCTATGGTATTATTTATGTCACCACAAATAAGTAGTAGTTAAAGCTCTAAGGGGGTTCCCGACAATTTGATAATCTTGCAAATCAATTAAAATTCCTAAATGATTCACTAGCAAGTTATATAATTACACATTTTCCTCTAAATGAATAATTCGTATATTTACACTGTTTACCTGTCATGGAGATATACGATCCATGACAGCAGCTCACTGTTGGCACCCAAGCTGTTAAGCACCATAAGCTACGAGTTGCATAAGTCCGCCTCCCATTTTATATAATGCCTAAAGAAAATATTTTTTGGAAAACAAATTTAATTAAATTTTGACGACGATTAAAATTTAATTAAATACCTACATATTATTTTAATATATTATTAATGTTTACATTTTCTTTCATAAATATGGACAAATATAGTTCGTCAAATATTTCTTTTTTTCCTTCATGGTTTTTTGTAAAAATATAAGAGTCCTTTCGCTTCTTAATTGACCAACCATTGTCTAAAGCATTGTATAAAAATACCATTTTTTGAAATTTTATTGTATCTATTTCTAATTGTTTTTCATTATTATATATCTTGATATCAATATCCATGTTTATTAAAATAACTATTGAAACAATATTTTATCTTTAAACTAATATATGTTTTTTCAAAATATCTAATTAAATGAAATTCATTTATTTATATATATGCCATCATTTAAACCTAAAGCAACAAAAAAAATTAAAATATGTAAAAGATATTCTACCACTTTGGATGGGAAACATAAAGAAATTATGACTGACTTTTCAAAAGACGAAACTGATATTATTCCTAGACTGAAAAAAGAAAAACAACAATTAACTTTACAATTAATAAATACTAATAATACTAATAATAATACTACTAATTTGCAAATTGAACAAATTATGGAAATCAAAGATCGTATTAAAGAAATTAAAGAAAATATAAAGGAAATTAAAGAAAAGAAGAATGATTATTTTCTAGACAATTCAAAATATATATTTGAATATTTTGAAAATAAGAAAAATATTGATAACATGGATGACACAAATACAAAAAATATGAATTCAAAAAGTCAGATGCTGTTCAACTTCTTTAAAATTCAACATATTGAAAATGACAATTCTGGAACTGAAAACAGAAATAAAAATATTGTTCAAAAATATCTTAGTAATATTGATGAGTCATTTCTTGATATGAATGCATTTATTAGAACTACTGATATTTGTCAAAGTTGTTATAAGGGCGAATTGATTCCACTTGACGACGAAGGTGTTCTGATTTGCAATATTTGTGCTGTTAGTATACCTTATTTAATTGAGAATGAAAAACCGTCTTATAAAGAACCCCCCAAAGAAGTGTGCTTTTATGCATACAAAAAAATTAACCATTTTAAGGAAATTCTCGCGCAATTTCAGGGCAAAGAAACTACGCAAATACCAGAAGATGTTGTTGAACAAATACAGTTACAAATTAAAAAAGAGCGTATAAATTTAGACCAACTAACACATTACAAAACTAAGGAGATTTTGAAAAAATTGGGCTTTAATAAATATTATGAACATATTGCATTTATTAAAAATAAATTGGGTATGAAACCACCGGTATTTAGTCCTGAATTAGAGGAGATTTTATGTAATTTATTTATGGAGATTCAATCACCATATTCTAAAATGTGTCCGGATTATCGTGTAAACTTTCTGAATTATTATTATGTACTATATAAGTTTTGCGAACTTCTTGGTGAAGACCAATATTTGGAAGACATACCAATGTTGAAAGATAGAGAAAAACTTATTGAACAAGATGAAACATGGAAGAAAATGTGTATTGAATTGGATTGGGAATTTATGGCTACTATATAGAGTATTATTTATTATTTTCTTCGTCGCCCTCCTTTTTTATTTTGTTCAATATCTCTATGCCTAACAGTCTTTGCAAAAGGATTTGGTAAGTCTCTATTTCTTTCTAGAGGATTTGGTAAGTCTCTATGTCTAACAGTCTTTGCTAGAGGATTTGGTAAGTCCCTATGCCTAACAGTTTTAGCTAGAGGATTTGGTAAGTCTCTATGTCTAACAGTTTTTGCTAGAGGATTTGGTAAGTCTCTATGTCTAACAGTTTTTGCTAGTGGATTTGGCAAGTCTCTTTCTCTTTCCAAATCCTTATGTCTTACAGTCTTTGCTAGGTTACGTCTTCTTTTAGAACTACTAGATTTTGATTTTGAACTATTAGAACTAGATCTAGACTTAGATTTTGACGAAATATGTAAATCAGCTAATGATAATCTATCCATAATATATTATAATACAATTAAAATATATTATTTTTCCACCTTTTCAGATATTGTTTGACTCTTTGCTACGCTGAACGCTTTTCACGAAGTTATCAAAGGTGGATTTAAAGGCCCCCGGGGAAGCCAACCAAGTTGGCGCCGATTCCGAATCCAGCACCTGTACGAGCAGATACTCCCATACTAGGAATATATGTATCCAATATAGCGAAAGTAGCGGCAGCGGTTAAAGCAAGCAATATGATCTCCTCCATATTCAAGGATTTCTTAGGGATAGCAAAAGCAGCAATTGCAACCATTAATCCTTCAATTAAATATTTGACAATGCGCTTAACTAGTTCAGTAACATTAAACATAGACATTTTGTTTATATAAATAAAAAAGAAAAAAAAATAAAGTAAATTATATTAATTTATAGTAATTTATCAAATTAAAACTTAAAACGAACAATAATAATAAATATATAATGAGTGGAAAATCAAAATCTAATGTCTCCAAAAAGTTTGCATTTGAACGAAAACAAAGAAATGACGGTTCTCCTAATCCTAAATATGTTGATTTATTGGAATTAGATAAGGCAATCGCTGGCCAGCAATTTGGATGTTTTTCGTTTATTACTCCAGAGAAAATTTTGAAGCAAAAAGAAATGTTCTTTTTTGAATCATTCCTAAAGAAGTGGGAATTTTCAAAGTCTATGGAAAAATTTCACCAATTTATTAATTTTATGTCATATAAATACAAATTGAATTTTGAGGATGTTATGAAGGATTATGAAGGGTTTGTTACTGAGGAGCGCGAAAATATTATTAGTTCGTCAATTGAAGACGATTACAAGACCTTTTTGGATAAGAATGAGGATGAACTTGAGAAGCAATTTAGTATTAAACATAACTTCCAGACCTCCGTAAGAGGATTCAAGGCTAGAGGCAATTTTCAAACTCAAGAAGAGGCTGAGATGCGCGCTAAACTGTTGAGGGAAACTGACCCTAGTTTTGACGTATTTGTCGGCCCTGTGGGTCAGTGGTTGTGTTGGGATCCTGAGGCTTACAAGACTGGACGCGTTGAATATATGGAAGAGGAGCTCAATCAATTGGCTCAGGAAAAGCAGAAGAATGAGTCTGTTGCTAAATCCGCATTTGAGCAACGTGTTAAGGAGACCAAGCAGAAGGCTATTGATGATAATAAGAAGAATGCTGAGAAACATGGCAGCTCACTTACCCAAGATATTGATAAGGATGGCAATTTGGTTGGTGTTGCAAGTAGTCAGGAATCCAAGTTGTCTAATTCTGAGACCATTTCTGTTGCAGATATTCGCAGTGAGCTCTTTGATGGTGACAATATTGTTATAGGGCAATCAGATTATGGCAGATCGGAACTTATTAGCGGCCCTTTTGCTACAAAGAAAACGGATACAATCGCAGATGACAGTATGGAACGTATGGATTAGATTTCAAGCTTTTTTTAAACCTTTTCTCAATTAAAACGCCCACAAAGTGGGCGTAAATGAGTGAAGGTAACTGTTGCCATTGCGCATTTGAAATGCGAAATGGTGTAAACGTTGATCCAAATATAAAATTGAAAGTTAAAAATATATTTTACATTATTTTAAATTAATAAAGTAAAATGTTTTGTTGTTTATACTCAAGTATACTATTTATAGTTATAATTATGGTTATAATTATGATAAGTATGTTATCAGAAATAGGCAAATATATTGATGAAGATGGAAATCCAATTGATGAAGATGGATATCCAATATTAACTACTCAGCATCTGCGTAGTTTGCCCACAATTTATAATTCATTATATATTGATGGCATTGTAGATGAAATACGCAATGATGTTATTGAAAGCGCGATTAAAGGAAAAACTAATACTGATTTTACAATTATGTGTATTAGAAACCAATATACAATTTGTGACAATTATGACGGTTACCAAGAATGGTGGAGACAGAATATTTTGAGAAATGGAGGCGAACTTATACCAAAGAATAATATTCAATCAGAACAAATTAAAACACTTGTTATACAAAAAATACAAAACTCGTTTCCAGACAGCAATATTACAAAAGGTTATAAAAAGTGCTGCGACATATACAATATAACTTGGTAAAAATTAATAAATTAATAATTAAATAACACTATAATAATAATCATCTATTATAATTTTATTTTTTCTACTTAACCTGGATTATTCCTAGATTATAAATTGTAAGTATACAACTCACCATCATTTAAAACCTGGTATATCAGACCTTCTTCATTTGTATCCTTATCTGAATAAGTTCTATAAACTCTAATTTCACTGCCAAAAACAATAGCAATCCAAATGAAATTTATACCATGTTCAATTATTCCGTTGTCAAACAATTCTTTTCCTGAATATTTCCATGATGTAATTAGAGCCTCCTTTGTAAAATATGTGTTAAAATCTGCTAGCGTGAATCCAGTGACTTGTAACTGAGTTAATGTGAAAGGAGCATTAATTAGATCTTGCATTGTTACTGAAGCAGGAATTGTTATCGTTACAGCAGTTAAACTAGAACAACCTAGAAACGCATTTGCACCAATACTTGTTACTGAAGCAGGAATTGTTATAGCAGTTAAACTAGAACAATTTTGAAATGCACTTGCACCAATACTTGTTATATTTGGCCTAATTGTAACATTTGATAGATTAGTTTTACCTGAACAAGCACTGGCAGGAATTGCTCCAACATAATCAAAAGTAATGTTAAGACCTACAGTATTTATATTAAAAACAGATGCAAAGTTACTAATATACGCATATGTAATAATTGATGTTAAACTGGTACAATTTTGAAATGCACTTGCACCAATACTTGTTACTGAAGCAGGAATTGTTATAGCAGTTAAACTAGAACAATTTTGAAATGCACTTGCACCAATACTTGTTATATTTGGCCTAATTGTAACACTTGATAGATTAGTTTTACCTAAACAAGCACTGGCAGGAATTGCTCCAACATAATCAAAAGTAATGTTAAGACCTATAGTATTTACACCATTAAAAGCAGATGAAAAGTTACTAATATACGCATATGTAATAATTGATGTTAAACTGGA